GAACAATTTAATAGTTCCTCGTAGTAAACATTGTCCTTACGAATCCATATCTCATCCATTTTGACTCTTTTATTTTTTTTCCAATCAGTTGACTGGCCTTCATGAGTAGAGTATGTAGATTCGTTGTAATTAAAATCTTCTTCAGTTATTGCATTACATAACTCTTGACTGAGTATGTTTTCATAATGTCCAATCCAGCGAAAGTAATTCATCATTATTCAATCTCTACTTTTATGTCTTTTGATTCTAAATTCTTATTTTTATTATACCATTCAGATTTATCTTTATCTTTCCATGTTGTTTTAAATACGATACAAGTTCTTAAATAATAACATTCTCTACTTACTGGCATACCTTGATGTACTAAGTTAGCTGTAAATGCAATTAATCTATTTCCCTCATATTGAATGTATGCTGGATGCATACCTATTTCTTGAACACAAGTTCCACCACCCCAATCACCACCCCAATCTAATCTAGGATAATATATCATAGTGACATCACCATCATCTTGGTGTATGTGTGGTTCTATTCCATGTGTATGTGCATTAAAGTAAACTCTTTCCATGTCTACCTCATATTTTTTTTGTATACTATTCCATATAGGTTCTACAAAATCATATCCATTTTTATTACATTCTTCTATATTGTGTCCAGCAAGAACATGCCAATGTTTATTTTTACCATCTGTTGAAGATTGATAATCATACTTCCATGATACCTCTTTCATTTGCATATCAATTAATTGAGCTATATGTTCTTCTACGAAATCATTATTTACATCTATCATTACATCAATCCTGCTTCAAAGTTTTTCCATTGTATTGCATTTTTAATATCCCATCCTCTTGCACTTATAGATTTAAGTACACCATCAACATATTTAACAACAACTTCTAAGTATACTATTTTATTTTCTATTTTGATAATTTCTTCATCTGATTCAATGTAGATAGATAGGTCTGATTTAAGTACTTTTAAATCGAAGGGTTTTGTTACATATACATTTGCATCTGATTTACCGCCGTAGTATTCCCACTTATCTCGGTAAAGCATTTTGTAATCACCTTTTGCTTTATACATCAATAGCTCAAATTTACTTTTTATATCTAAGTACTTTGCATATAGTTCTTGGTTTTTTAAAGATTCGGTATCAAGTCTTTCATCATTTACTTTCAAGTCCATTGCAACTTGAATTTTTAATTCATCTAAGGTCATTTTCACTCCACAATAATAATTCTATAACTATTTATAGTGTTACTATTTCATATATTTGATATTTAAAGTTGACTGTTGCTGTAAGATATTCAACATCAGTTTGGTTTTGAGAATAATTTAATGCACTTAAACTTGTAGGAAATACATCTCTAAAACGACACTCTACCACTGGGTTATTTTTATTTGTTAATATTGTCATCATAGCATCACTATACATTGCTCTTTCAGGTGTTGATGCACCAACATCACCTATGTCTTTACTTTCACCTCTTGTACTTGTTTTAACATTTGATGTTGTACTTCTAAACTCAGTAAACTGTTTTGTATTTTCAGGGAATCCAATTGCTGTCAACCAAGTATGTATTTCAATATAATTTTCTAAATTTTCATCTACAATAAATGATATCGATAAATCTTCATAGGTTAGTTTAGTTCCCATTAATGGTATATTTTTAAGTGGTGTACCAAGTTCTAATTCATCTAATGATATACCAGGTATATTTGCTTCGGTAGTAAAATATTCTACTTTAGGTAATTGATTGATTAGAAAACGAAACTGGGTAGGACTTGAATAGTCTAACTTAGTTGGTTGTCTACTTATTGTTGTTTCTGTTGCCATACATGTATTTATAAGACTTAAAAAGAAAAGGGATAGACTTCTCTATCCCAATTCCATAAGTATTTAGAGTTAACTACTTCTTAGCTGAACGAAGACCTAAGTCTACATTTCCAGCATCTTGTAATACATCACCATTGAAAGGTGTACCTTCGTACCCAACTTCTTTGTTGATTCTTGCAGCAATTGATTTTTCTTCATCTGTTGCAAAATGTGTATCCCAAGCAGCTAATCTTTTTCTCATGTACCAGTGCCAGATAGGCGGTACAAGAGCAATAAAGAATACTACAAAGTATCCCCAACCTGTATTTGGACATCCAACATTTTCCAATTCCCAGAAGTGAGTTTCACCTCTGTCATGGTGGTCTGCTTGTCTTCCTATTTCAATAAAGAACCAAGAAGTAAAAGCTGTTGAGTTATCCCAGTTATGTCTGTAATCTATCGGTTGGTCTTTCACACGAATTAATCCGTAATGTTCTAGATAGTTAAGTGCTTCTAGCTCAAAGTTTGAGATTCCCCAAACTGTTGCTAAAACAGCCATTCCTATCCAACCACCAGCTGCAAAGAATAATGCAACTGTTGGCACTGCCATCAGATACCCACGTATCCAACGATTTTGCCAAGAGATAAATGATACACCCATACGAGCAAGTCTTTCTTTTTCCATATTGTATAGAAATTTAGACTGACCTAGATATGAAAGTGGGTAATGACCATAGATTGTTCTACCACGAGGTGCAGTAGCAGGGTCATCTTCACTTGCAAGTTCTAGATGATGGTTGTATACATGAGCGTAACAGAAATGTGCTGAACCAGACAACGCCATCATAGTTCTTGATATTACAAATCCAAATCCTTTAGTATGAGATAACTCATGACCATAGATGATTCCGATTCCAATAAAAATACCAGATGATAATGTTGCACCGATTAAGTTAATCGCTGTTATACCTTCAGACATGACCAACAAGCCAGGTATGATAGTCATGATAACCTCGCCTTCCATTCCACCTAGTGTCATGAAAGTATTTAATCTCCATGCCATTACTAGTTGAAACAGTACAAAGACTGGTAACATGAAGTACATAGTCAAGTTTTGAAAACTTGCCCACCCTAATGAATTACCTTCATTATTGTAGCCTACTCCTGTTGTTTCGAATTTAGTAGCGATATCGACAAGTAAACCTACGAATAGTAAAACTACTCCTAGCCATGCCATTATGCCACCGATTAAGACACCTGTTCCAGCAACTATGATTAACACAGGTGCTAAAAGATATCTAATGTTTAGTAAAAAATTTCCCATTTCGATTTTCTCCTACGAAATAGTTATATCATCCACAGCCTTGTGAATGACTTATCCATATGTTGTACTACGCTGACATAAGAAACACTTTCAATTTGGAATGAAAATGAGGGATGTCAGTACCAACACATATCTGATTATATTTATAAAGAAAAATATCTTAATAATTAACTTTTGTTCATCTCTTGTATAGATTAGAATTTGTTAATATACTAATAATTCCCTATAGAATATAACATCATGTAAACACTATACTACATCTAAACAGGTTTTGTCAAGGGTTTGTTCATAATATTTCAGACAATAAAAAGGGCTTCCGAAGAAGCCCAATTCATTTCCTTGTCGAAAGTCAACAATCTTACATTAAGTTTGTAACTTTAACCCTTCTGTAGTACTTGTTAGTATTAGCAGTAATTGCAGTTGATTCTGCAGTTGCAGCAGCAATCACTCCAGTGTGGAATGGGTTTGCAGCAATACCATAACGAGTTTTAAATCCAATTTTTGGTTGGAAAGTATTCTCACCTACAGCACGAACCATTTGTAGTGGAACGTATGGGCAATAGAAGATACCAGCATCATAAGGTGAAGTACCTTTATAGCCTGTAACGTAGTATTGTGAAGCAGCGACATTCGCAGCATATGGGTCAACATATACTTTGAATCTACCATTCATAACACCAGCGAAAGTAGCAGATGTGTCATCAACATTTAGATTGTTGTTTAAAGCAGGTGTATAATCTAATACTCCAGCCATTTGAAGAGCAGAAGCAACATCTGCAGAACAGATAATTATGTTAGCTTTTCCTCTACGAGTTTGTTGTCCAACAGCATTTGCATCTCTTTCAAGAGCAAACATTAGTCCTTTGAACTTCTCAACACTCCAACGACCATTTGAGTCAGTATCTAAATCGAAGATACCAGCGGTAGTTGTGTTAAC